GCTTGACCGCTAACGTAAGATGCGGTTATACCATTACCACTAAAATTAATTTGATTAACACTTCTAACAAAAGTTCCTTCATCATATATTGCAACTGATGTAGTAAAGGATGCAGTATATGCTTCCAAGTTGTTTAATCTACCTGTTGCACTTTGAGTGAAACTATTAACACCACTATTGATTGTCAATTGTGATGCGGTAAATGCGTTTAGGGAATTGAATGTAGGTTGTTGAGATGCAGTGAATGCATTCAAATTACTTATACTAATATTCCAACTACCACTATTAGATGTATATACCGTTTGATTAACTGTTGAGTCAATCGTATTGGAATTGTAAGTTCTTAATAATGTAGGTGTAATATACCCCGTTGTATTATTAGGAAAGCTTGTTGTATTTTCTACCTGTAAGGCTTGTTTAGATAATTCAGACATATCTTTATTTTATTTTTAACTTTTATTCGTATCCTGCATTATAACCATTATCAAATCCACCCTTCACTTCTGCAGTTGATTGGATTTGTCCAATGCCCTGTTGCATTAACGCACCATTACAACATTTAACATCGTATGTATTAGAATCTAAGCAAAGACATCCTCTTCTACTATTCTTAGGAGAAGATAATCCTCTCGTAGGTCCTATATAGATTCCACTATTGTTTTCTCTATTTACGGAGTATCTAAGATTACCACTACGTGAATTAGACCATTTACCCATTTTAAATTCTATTTTCTTTTATAACACCAATAAAGTTAAAAATGATTATCGCCTAATCTTATTCATAGCTTCTTTGTGCATAAGATTTTCAAATGTATTCTTATCTGCTTTGTATGCGAGATATAATAAGCACTTCTCTAATGGCTGAAGTGTTACTTCTTCAATTTTGGTAATGTCTCCATTGGCGAGAGATATGATTGTTGAATAAGAGCTCCACTTCTTTCCAAAATTAACTTCATGTTGGCTGGATACTCCGTCTGAGTCATAGAGTTCAGGGTAAAATTCAGCAAGTCCATTGATAAATGAACAAAAAAAAACAGCGCTCCGAAATGAACATCCATTGAAACCCCTAAGAACTTTTCGTGTTCCATCTTACCATCGTATGATTTAATGGAATACATACCCCTATTACGTTTAGCAGTTACAGGTCTATATAGGATACTCATTATCTTAGACCAATTATCATCTATTGCTAAATGCTTAAATGCGGTAATATCAGAATAAGCACCATAAGCCATTTCTGATAAATTAGGTTCGAATCCGTATTCAATACCATCGATTGTAACAAAGTGTTGTAAAGGTAAGTTTGTATTACTCATATATGATAGTAATTCGCCCTTTAACATATTGTAACTATCTATGCTTAACTTTTGTGTGTACTCTACATCTAATCCGCATAAGTGCATAAACATTAGAGCAGTTACAGCCTCATCATCTTCTTTATAGTTTTCTATATCCTTTGACATTGCTAACCACTTTCTTAGAGTTATATCAGCATATGAGGTTGGTACTTTTAACTCAATTTCCTTTTGCATATAATATTTGATTTAATAAATTTGTCATTTTCCTTACCTTAGCTTCTTCGTTATCTAACTTAGCTTGCATCATTATAATGCCGGCACGAAGGTCTTCGTTTGTTTGTTCCATCTCTTTTGCATACATAATGAGTTCTTTAATCTCATTTGCATTCCACATTTGTTCGTTAGAAGTTTGCATACTTTCCGATTGAGATTGCATATGTTCCTTTTGTTTGTGCTTTTTGTGTTAACTTCATCATCCCTACATAACGTGCTGCATCTAATAAGTGGTCTAATCCTCCTTCAGGTGTATTAGTTACATAACCATGCTTATCACTTGCGTATTGATAGGCGTACATTTCGTTAATAAGGTTTTGTGATTTCTTTTGTATGTGTAGTTTATGATTCTGCAATACTGATATACCAAACTTAATACTATCAGGTCCTTTCTTTACAGCCTTTGCATTAAAGCCCATTCGGTATAACTCTTCTATACTACGAGGTTCTGAACTATCACACCATATCTCTTCCTGCTTTGTTATATCCAATGCTCTTAACTTATCAGCAATATCTTTTAGAACTAATCCCCTCTCATATAGTATCTCTTCTAAGTAAAGGTTATCTCCATTCTTATAAACTGCTACAACAGCCGTGGGATCTTGGCTATAGCCCCAATCTAGCCCGAATGCTACAAACTCTGCTTCATAATCTTCTACTACTTCGAATGTGTATATTGCTTTATCATTTGCAGCAAACTCTCCTTTACCATATATAGTCCATTGCTTAGGGTTCTTATGTTGCAACTCTTCAATTGCTTTAACCATTTCAATAGGAAGGTATGGATTATCCTTATATGTAGTAACAAACCTATCACAATCCTGCATCTGTCTTAACCAATGGTATGGGGATATAGTAGGGTTGTATGCTAATATGATTTTGCCTGATGTTCTGATACTTAGCTGAAAATAACTTTCCTCATCTATTTCAGATGCTTCATCAATAAAGAGAATATCCGATTTAAGACCTCTAAGCTTTTCAGGATCATCAGAGTTAATAAATTGGATAGTCGATTCATTAATTCTATAAATCCTATCAGATATATTAAAATCATCTTCTTTCCATATTCCTATGCCTTTAAGTATATCCTTAAAATCCTTTATTACTGTTCGTTTAAGCGATGGTATTGTTCTCCTTACTATTGTTATCGTTTGTGGCCTTTCAAGCGCTTGTACGATAAGGAATTGAAGAATAGCGTATGTCTTACCGCTACGTGTTCCGCCGATGTGTTGGGTAACTCTACTATTGGATTCTAATAAGTTTTCAAAAGTAACTGTAGTATTAATGTTGACTTCCACTCTTTGTTATGTTTACATTTATAGAATGAATCCTTTGTTCTATCTCAGCTTTCATTTCAGTTCTACTTAACTTAGGTATGGTAAACTCCATCAACTTCAGTGCTAATTCGATTGCACGTTCGGGGTCGTCCTTTCGGATTTTATCTAAGTCTGCTGATAGTGTGTTAAGTGTATTATCTACTGCTCTTGCAATTGTTAACTTCATCATTTCAGTAGAACGATTGATTGCTCCTTTTGGTCTGCCCGTACTTAGCTTATTTCCTTTTGTAAATGCCATAATGTTATAATGTGTTATTTAAACATATATGTATATATAACCACTGCATTTAGTTTTGTAGTTGATGGATATATATGTATATACATTATTGGAGTATTGCTTTCCATATTGTGTATAGCATATCAAATCCAAATGCTAAGCAGAATAGCAAACCAAAGTATGCAATTAGTATTATCCATACTTCAGATATTTTATACCAATTGATATTCTTTAATAGTGTTAATAGCTTTTTCATATATTGTTGATTTCTTTATTCTTTTGTTTTTATATTTCTTTTCTAGTCTTAGTACTTCTTTTATTACTTGCTGATATATCTCTTCTCTTATTATAAAGTTTGTCAAAGCGATTACTTTATACTCATCCGGCATCTTTCTTATATTGGAATAGTATGGATAGAAATTACCTTCCCATTCTGCTACACCTACTCCGGTAGCAAACTCATTGGCAAATTTGTGATAATGTTTTTGGTTTAGCATTGCTATCAAAATTTTTAACTATCGACTTCTTCATCCCCCAGCCCCTTTTCGTATTCATCCCATGTCATTCCTCTCGTATCGGGTAGTTTTCTATTAATTGCCTTTTGTTTCTTTGGCTTTGGTTCATCTTCCTTTTCAATTTTTATCCATTCCATTATCTCTTTATCATTAAGTGCTGTTTGTAAGTTTCTGATAAGGATTGGTAACCACTCTTTTCTATGTTTACATTTGTCCAATTCAGTTTTTAATTTATAAAACTTATTTCTACCAGCAGTATCAAATCCACCGGGATAAGGTTTTCTACCAACAATAGAACTCTTACCTGCTTTTATTGATGCTTCCCTTTGATATTTGTTAGATAGAGCTTTTGCACAATCTCCACATATGTTATTAGCGTGTGTAAATTTTTGCTTTATCTCTTTAGTTTCTCCACACTTAATGCAGGTTCTAATTTCAATTCTGCCTATTATCTTCATATGGATTTTTTATAACTTCTTTTAAATAGCTCCTTATTTTTCTTACTGCTAAGAACGTTGTGCTCTTACTTATCTTTATATCTTTTGCAACCTCGTCCAATGTCTTATCTGACATCCAATACAATTGAAAGATTTTCGAACTTGCCCACATCTTTGTCTTTTCTAAATGTTTTAATTCTTCTAATACTAATTCGTGTACCTTTTGTATTTCTAAATCCTTTTCGGTATCATATGGTATATCTAATTCAGTATCCCATATCTCTTCTACATACGTTATCCTATTCAGCTTTTTAGTTTTGTTAATAAAGCGAGAATTGATAAACTTAGAAGCGTAAAACAAATTGTAAGAATCATCACCCCAAAAGAGTTTAGGATTGCATTTTTGGTGCAAGTACATATAAAGTTCTTGCACCATATCTTCTGCTTCTTCAGTATTCTTTGTTATTTTTCTAGCAGATGATATTAACCATTTATGTGACTCGTTGTATAGATTTGTTAATCTTCTTTCACATTCTTTTTGTAATTCTACACTGCCTGATTCAAACATTATACTTTAGATTTTACCCAAGTTCTTAATTCACCGATTGCTCTACCCCAATGTGCTCCACTACTTCCACAAGTACATGGTTGAGGTTCTTGTGCATTTCGAATTCGATTAAACGTACTCCAAATAAGTGAAGCATGTTGCTCAGGCATATGTGATGTAATAGAATCTAATATTCCTTTTAAGTTTTTAAACTCCTCTAAATTAAGAGGAGCGTAATGTGATTCAGGTAAATTAGGTTTTACTTCTTCCATATTATTAAAGCGATTTTAATTTTGGTAATTTAAGTTCTTTCTTTTCATCGGGATGGAATTCTTGCTGATGTGGCATCTTATTTACATTTATAGGATTACTTAAATCCAATAGATGTTTAATGTTTTCAAATTGTGGATGCATTCCACTAAATGATAAACCCATTGATGCGAATACTAAAACTAAATCCTCTACTCCACTCATCTTTGTAAAATCTACTAAATAGAGTGCTTCTTTGTTTACTTCTGTTCCTGCTAATGTTGTTGTTGTTTCTGACATTTTGTTTGTTTTTTAATTGTTATAACTTAATTTGGCCACATTGACCGTTGTACTCTTTATTTGTTAATCTATTTAACCATTCCTTTCGCTCACAGCACCCACAGGAGTTCGATTTAAAGAACGTTCTCGCTATCCATAGTGCTATGTGTTCACCTGTTCCAAAAGAGAGCGTATAAATCAACGCCTCTACCCAATCGCCTATTTTAATTCTTTTCATTATTTCTTTTTATTATTTGCTAATGCTTGACGAATAAGTGCTGATACAAATCCGGACATATTAAATCCGTGATGTGCACAATATTCTTTTAAAATTGTGTGAACTTCTTTTGGCAATTGCATCATTGCGTAATCTGATTTTTGTTTTTTCATAACTTTTTATTTTAATCTTTTATTTAAACTGATTCCTAATTTAGTAAATTCGTTTGCCATTGCATATTCGATAATCTTTAGAGTATCTTTATCCATACCAGCCATATCCATTACAACCCAACTATGATTATCATAACCATATTTATCAAAAGATTCATGCAGATAAGGTATCAATCCTTTGTTTCGTTTGTAATCTTTTTTATGCCCTGATTTTCTAGCGAAGAAGCTAGTTTGACTGTGTCCAACATATATTTCTTTTGCCGGATTAATTATATAATAAATTGCTGAACGAGAATTATCTGCATTTCTATTTACTTTAGCCCAATTAGTTACATATGCTAACCATTCAACTAAATTAGTTTTATACCATTCGGTTTGATATTCAGGATTAGTATCCCTAAAGGTTTGATTAACTATCTTAAAACAACTTTTGCATTTCATTTGTAATCCATCGGGAGATGCTTTACGCTTATAGAATTCAGAAGTAGGTTTATCTGAACCACATTGATTACATTGTTTTGTTGTTGCCATCTTATTTAGTTTTGTATAGTAATATATATTGTTTTAAAAGTCGAAAACCGTCTTTATTCAAAAAATTTATCAAAAACCTCTTCATCAAATGCTGATGATTTAATTGCATTCTTTGGTAATGGTTGATTAAAGTATCTATACCATTCAGCAGGATTCTTAGCTAATTGGTGACCGAACTTACTATCTTCCGATAATTGAAAGTTAGGGTCTACTATTATCTCATCTACTACTTTTTTTGTTTTACTTAAAGATTCCATTTTTATATTGATTTAGTTTATTATTAAAATTGTTTTTTACTGAAGTATCATCAGCCCATGCTATTTTTAAAAAGTTATCCCATCCTCCCCAATCTTCATTAAGTTCTATAAGGAAATGATTTAGCTTAAATCTATTATCAATACGTTCAGCAAACTTCTCAATCATATTCTTTACCATTTGCTCTGTATATACTATTTGTTTATTTGTATCTGTATTATCATTTACATCTTCAATTTCATTTCCAGTTCCAGAAGGGTTATTGTTAGGTTTAGCCAAAGATAACCTATGGGTTTCTATTGGGTTATCTTTAGGTTCATCATTGGGTAATATAGTAGTTTTAGGAGGTCTACCGCCAAGTGAACCATTTGTTCTACTCGTATCAGTTCTTACTTTTCTATTTTCTATTTCCATTTGCATTCTATCATTATAATAAAATCCATCAGCATTTAATGTAAACTTTTCAGCAACTGAAATATCTTCTTCATTTAGATATTGTCTTAAATCATTCAGAGTAAGTTTACCTTTCTGATGTTGTAAGCAAAGTAACATAATATACTTTCCTCTTTGTTCGTTTGTCATAGTAATAGTACCAACTATGAAGTCCTGCGTATAAAGCAGTACAGCCGGGTCTTTACCATTAGTTTTTTTCTTATTAGCCATCTTTTTTTTGTTTGTTTGTTATCTCAAATATAAGAAGAATATTTTAAATTACCAAACATTCTAAATATTTATCTATATCGTATATCAATATATATAGCGCAGATTTTCAAACCGCCGATTTATTTAAACTTTTTTTATTTGGAAGTGTAGATTTTTTTTATTATCTTTGTTATGTACTAAGTAAGGGAGACTTAATCAATACTGATTATTATATCGTAATTACCGTCAGTGTCTCTCTTCTTTGTATATATTGTTTGGTTAGTGCCATCTTCCAAACTAATTTTTGTATCCCCTCATTGCGCCCTGCTTTGAGGGGTTTTTGTTTGCGCATAAAAAAACCCACTCTTTAGATGGGTTCTTTGTATTCGGTTGCTTATTCTCTGATTGATTACAATCCTGCTTTTTTATTTTGTGTTTCTAAAAATGCAATTTGAGTTTGTAGCTTTGCTACCTCTGTTGTCCTCTTCTCCAGATCGGAAGAG